CGAGTACTACACTCCCGGCGAACCTAACTCGGGATGGATCCACGCAAGCTACATACCTTTTAATCCTAGACATCAATATTTACGAGCATATCGTGAAGATAAAAAAACTAAATACAAACCAATAATAGGAAAGGCAGTAGATCTAGTATGAGTAAAAACGATATATTTGCAGACATAATTAAAAGAGCTAAAATGGTAGATGGTGTTTGTCCCCATTGTGACGAACACACACTATTGATATCGATTGTAAAAGATTTCTACAGATGCATGGCTTGTGGTGGTGATATTGAACAAAAAGTTAACGGTAAAATAAGTTACTTACCCGTAGATTTGTCTGTTCATGAAGAAAATTTAAAAGATAATGGCTAAAAAATTTAAAGAACACCACGAACGAGATAAACCTAAAAAACGTGGATCTCGAAAACACAAGAAAAACCTCAATAAAAGTGAAAAACGCCAACGCCGAATGCGGCGATACAAAGGCCAAGGCAAGGGTTGACTATAGTAATATAATATCCTATACTGATTCGGTTCCTGGGTATGAACCATTATAATAACTGCCCATAAAAAACATGAAAGGAAAAACTATGAATGATCAAACTAGATGGAACATCGATGAAGTTCAGCAGAAAAATAAACAGAAAGTATATGAAGAACAAAAAGGTATGAGAAAAGAGTTGAAAATTTTTGTATCTTATTGCAGCGTTTTTAAATTACAAAAAATGTATGAAGAAATGAAAAGAGTTAATAAATGAAAACAGTGACCATAAACGTTGAGAATATATCTCAAGGCCAATGGTCTACATTTTTGTTAGAATTAAATTTAATGAAAAAAGCATGGAGGCCTTATGGAGTAGATGTAATATTAAAGGCTCGTAGCATAAATAAAATAATAACACAAGGAACAGCTAATGCAGACACTGTTGCAAAAATTAGACGAAATAGCAAACGACTACAACAGAACAAAAGATACTAAATACAAAGATCTTTGGTATAAACAATTAAGAAAGTTATCCTATGGAATTAGATGTAATAGTTTTAAAAGACGGCCTATATCAAGTGTACACGGTAGCAAAAAACGTGGCTGATTGTTTTGAATACTGCGATATACTTAGAGAAAAGTATACAACTTATCTTGGAGATATAAATCAACATATTATTACCAGTGGTAAATTAGGTGGAGGTCAATTTTTTGGTTGTATGTGTCGTTAAATTCTTAAAACTCTGTGAACAAACCACTTTAAAAAATTCTTTATATGGTCATTTAAATATTCATTAAAAAAATATCTAATAAATCTTACAACTATTAGAATTGGACTAGACAATACATCAAAAGCAATCAACCCTACATCAACAAATAAGTCTATCCAATGGTCAACAGTAGACCATTCTTTAAATCGTTGCCATTTATTTTTAGTCCATCTAATCATATTGTAGTATTTTCCTTACAATCAAAAGCAGTAAACATCTTAAATTCATCAATTGTCATTGGATTTAACGATTTTAACATCTGACTAGAATAATCATAGCCGTAGATAATGCATTCATGGTATTCGTTAAACTCGTATATAGGTGTAGGTACAGGGTTACACTCATTACCAGGAATTCCGCTACAAACTATCATTAATAAAATATATTTTACCATTGACTTTTATACATAAAATCTTATATTAACTGTTAATTATGAAAGGTAGGATATAATATATGACGGATATAAGCAAATACAAAAACGTATCTTTATCCAAAGACACATATACTAAAATTGATAAGTTAAGGCGCGTTATACAACCAAATACTATAATGAGTCGTAGTCAAACAATTAATATTTTGGTAAATGAAAAAATAGAAAAACTAAACGGAAAGGTAAAATAATGTTTACATTAACTGAAGAACAAAGACAAAGCTTACTAAAATACATGTGGGCTAGACCTTATGGTGAAGTTGCACAACACATTGCGATGCTTGCATCACTTAAGGCTGTTGAAACTAAATCAGATAAAAAAGATGACAAATCAAAAAAAGATCTGTCCTAATTGTCAAGGTAACGGATTTGTGCGAGTTCACAAGTCCGTTAACCCTGTAAACGATACTGTAATGCAATGCACAGTTTGTAATTCGAAAGGAGAAGTGTATGATAAAGAATTTGATGAGTATTTTGATAATCATCCTTTGCTTAAACCATTGCGTTCTGGGTACAACTGATGCAGTTAACGTAGGCGCTGCAGTAATTTCTGGTATTAAAGATGATTAGAGATATGTTTGCAGATAGATTGTTGTTGTTTGTATCTTGTATCGCTTTAATTATTACTATGGGTTTTGTTGCTATGCTTTTAATAGATCTTAACGATGTTTGGACTGAAATAATAAATTATAAACAAAGAATAGAGAATCTTGAAACGTTAATTATGATACACAACAACGTTATAAATAGGGTTGGTTGTGGCGTATAAACGGAGGTAAAGAAAAAATGAGTGAAGAAAAAAAATTTAAAATAGAATATCAAATGTTTAGATGGGGACCTTTGTTAGTTAAAACAAAAATACCAGAAGACTTAAGATTAAAATTTTTAAGCGAAGCAGAGGCAAGTACAGAAAATTTTGAATCAAAACTAGCGGGTGTAGTTAATAAAGAAGTTGGTTTTAGAGATAAGAAAATATTCTTACCTTTTTTTAATCAAATGTTTAACATGTACGCTGACGCACAATTTAAATGGTCGCCAGAGGTAGGCTCAACCCCTGAAACTTTTAAAGAACAATACACACTAGACTCTCTGTGGGCAAACTTTCAAAGACCAGGTGACTTTAATCCTCCTCACGATCACGGTGGAGCTTTGTCTTGGGTTATTTATTTAACTATGCCAGAGGCTTTGAAGGAGGAGCGAGCAGCTTATAAAGGTCGTTCAGCGGGACCTGGAGGTATAACTTTTATATATGGCGAGGGACCTAGAACTTATATAACTCACCATTCAGCTTTTCCAGAAGAAGGAGATATGTTTATATTTCCTGCATCGTTAAAGCATTGGGTGTTTCCATTTAAAAGTGATTGCACTAGAGTTTCAGTATCGGGAAATGTATCTGACTCAATTAAAATAAAAAGTTTAAAAAAGAAAGGAGAAAAAAATGAACAATCTGACAGCAAAAAGAGTAATAAAAAGACAGTATAATACTATTGTAGATGAAGAAAAAAAAATTAGAAAATGTTTAGAAATGGAAACTGATGACTCATTACCATCACAATTGTCTGTTGGCTTATTAGTTAAAGTTGAACAACATCTTGATAGAATTATTGAAGCAGAAAATAGAATTGTATTGTTACAACAAATAGTAAACCCAGAGTAAATTATGGTAAAGAAAGAAAAATGGGATGGAAAGTCAAGGCCAAGTAACAAGGCTTATGATGAAGGTTATAAAAGAATTTTTGGTGATAAAAAACCAGAGATAACGTCAAACATAGACACGTTAACAAAGTCTATGCAATTAACTACGAAAGGCAGAAATGTCCAAAAAAAGAAAAAAGTATGTTGTTAATAACATACAGCCAAAAAGCTTATCTTTTGTGCCGATGTTGGGGCAAAAGTATAAGGTATATGATCAGGGGAAAGATAGTAAAATAAACTCTGATGTAATGAAAAGTTCAGATTATGAAAAGTTTTCTATTCTTGAACAAAACCGAGTCGTTAACGACAAACACGTTAATGAGTTAGTAGTCAGTATTCAAAATAGTGGGCAACTCACTCCTATTATTATCAATGAAAATTTTGAAATAATAGATGGGCAGCACAGATTTGATGCTTGTAGAATACTAAAAATACCTGTGATGTATCTCATTAGTTATAAAACTTCTATTAACGAAGTTATACTAATGAACAACACTCAAAAGAGTTGGAAGTTACATGACTACTTAAGGTGTTTTTCTGACAACAAGTGGCATAACCATGAGACTTATCAAAAAGTAGATAAGTTTATGAGAGAACACGACTTAAAGTTGACTACTTGTATTGTACTTTTATCAGAAGGTACAGGAGGAGGTGGATCTACAGGCACATCATTAACAGGGCAAGGTTTAATTTCCTTTAGAAAAGGAACTTATAAAATAGGTAATCTAGCTAGAGCTCAAGCTATAGCTAAAATACTTTCTGAAATAAAAGCTTTTGCACCCGATCTAGTGGGTAGCGACAGGTTTTGCAGATCCTATTGTAAGTTAAGTTCTGAACCTAAATGGAACCATGACTCTGCTGTATATCAAATAAAAAAATACAGAAGAAAATATGATGGAGCCTCTAGTAAAGAAGAAGCTTTGCAAGGGTTATTAGCTGTTTATAATTATAATCAATTAAAATCTAAAAAAATAAGTATCCGTAAAGACGGATACTAAATTATTAAGGGGGTGTAACGCCCCCCTTAAAACCATATGAATAAAAAATGTAATCTTTGTAATAAAGATATACCTTTAAAAGAATTTTATAAGAGTCATAACGGAAAATATAATTTCTGTTGCAAGCCGTGTGATCGAAAACGAAAAGCTGTGTATAGACTTGAAAATAAAGAGAAAATTGCCTTAGCCGAACATAAGTATATGAACACTGAAAGAGGCTATGTAATGGAAGTAATTAACGGCGTATTTTATAGATATAAGAAAAAAAATGCAAGACTTAAATGGAAACCAGAGTGCACCAAAGAAGAAATATACGCAGAGCTAATGTTATATATTCAAGACCACGGAAGAAATTGTGAGTATTGCAAAGAGCCTTGGACTTATAAACGAGTGTTGGGCAACAAGAAGCGAGGGTATAATGGTCGTGGACCTAAAATTATTACAAATTTTTCTATCGATAGATTAGATGCAACTAAAACTTATGTGTTAGACAACTTAGTTTTTTGCTGTGTCGGTTGCAATCTTAGAAAAAATCAAGTAAGGTTATCCGATATATTTAACATTATACGTGTTTATATAAAACGAAAGGTAAGTAATGAAAGAAAAGTATAAAATATTAGATCTGTTTAGTGGCCTTGGTGGATTTAGTTTAGGGTTAGAAAGGACAGGGCATTTTGAAACAATTGCGTTTTGTGATAATGATAAGTTTAGTAAATTAATATTAGATAAACATTGGAAAGGAATAAAAGTATATGAAGACGTTAGAGAAATTACAAAAGAAAAATTCAAACAAGACGGAACTCCATTCCCAGACATCATCACGGGTGGCTTCCCGTGCCAGCCGTTCTCGGTCGCAGGCAAACAAAAAGGAACGAGTGACGACAGACATCTCTGGCCAGAGATGTTTCGCATTATCAAAGCATTCAAACCGAGGTACGTTATTGGCGAGAATGTCAGAGGAATTATTAACATCCAAGACGGCGTGGTCTTCGAGACTGTGTGCACTGACTTGGAAAGCGAAGGATACGAAGTTCAACCGTTCATTATTCCAGCTGCAAGCGTCGGTGCTCCCCATCGGAGAGAAAGAGTCTGGATTGTTGCCAACAGAGAAGAATCTATGGTCAACTCCGACAACATTCGATTCGAACAACATTCAACAACCAAGGAAGAAACATCCTGGAGGGGGACAAGTGCCACCTTTGAATCAACAAGTAATGTTTCCAACACCGAGAGCAAACGAACCTGGAAGGACAACGGAGGGATACGGCAGGGGTCTAGCAGAATTAGTGGAGGGCAAGGAACAACTGCAGCCGAAGATGTGGGCAACTCCAAATACAATGGATCACCTACCTCCGAGATCGGAAGAAGGAACGAGGAAATTAATGGAGGGACAGAGAAAAGGCAGAACGGGTCCGTCGAATTTGAGGGAACAAGTGGATCCGAAGACAATGCAGCTATGGAGAACCCCAGACGCACACTGCGATCGAGGGGCGAGCTCGGAGCAGCGGATGAAGATGAAACTAGAAAAGAAAATGCCGATCAGCTTGAACGATCAAGTAGCGCATCCAAATCTAATGTGGCCGACACCAACACAAGACTCGGCAACGGAGAGAACGAAGAAATACAGTCAAGGGGGCAAACCTCTGACTTTAGCAGTACAAGAGGCAGAGAAGATGTGGCCGACACCGAGAGCATCGGCAGCGATGTCAGAGGACTTGAACAACGTCAAAGAGAGAGGAGTGGACAAAGGGAGATTGGAGGAGCGAGTGGCTCAAATGCTACCCACACCGAGCGCGAGAGATTACAAGGGGGGCAGCGGAACGATCAAGGAGAAGGACGGCAAATACTATCGTCAGAGCAACACGACGGGAGAGAAATACGGAGTGAGACTGGACGCTTTAGTGGAGTATCAGGACAAAAAGAAGGAAGTCAAGGGTGGTGGCAGTTTGAACCCGACGTGGGTCGAGTGGCTCATGGGGTATCCGGAAGGGTACACCGACTTAAAGGATTGGGCAATTCTATCGTCCCGCAAATCGTCGAAGAAATCGGCAAAGCAATCATCAAAGCCGAAAAAGAATGAGACATCTATTTGAAACGTGTATTGATGTAGGCAGCGGTTTGATACTATCGACTATGATACAACTTTTTATATTTCCGTTTTTTGATTTGCACCCCACGGTGCTAGAGAGTTTTCATATCGCAGTCATATTTACGGCTATATCTATATGTAGAAGTTGGTTTTGGAGAACAATATTTGGGAGAAGGAGAAGAGTATGAAATGGAATAAACAATTTATATATCCGAAGACTGTAAGATCATCAATTGATGGTGTTCGTAAGTATTCTATAAATAATGAAAAACTACCTAGTGTCACGACTATATTGTCCTCGACACAAGACGCTAGCAAGGCTGAGAACTTAGCGAGGTGGAAATTAAAAGTAGGTGAGGTAGAGGCTGAGAGGATAAAAAATACGGCAGCAACACGTGGTACTGCTATGCACACGTATCTAGAGCACTATGTCAAAGGTGGTAAGGTGCTTGATCTGACTGACGTGGGGCGAGAGGCGAGTAGCATGGGGCAAACTATTATTGATAAGGGATTTCCCGACTTGGAAGAAGTATGGGGTGTCGAGTGTACGTTGTATTATCCTGGTTTGTATGCAGGTCAGACCGATTTGTGTGGCGTGTATCAGGGGCGGGAAAGCATAATAGATTTCAAGCAGTCAAACAAGCCAAAAAGAGCTGAGTGGATAGAAGACTATAAGTTGCAGCTAGTAGCGTATGCTACAGCCCATGATTGCATTTTTGGTACTAATATCGAACAAGGCGTGATCTTAATGTGTACACCAGATAACTTCTTTCAGAGGTTTATTGTGAATGGGAGCGAGTTTCGGGAGTACAAATGGAAGTGGTTACGAAAAATTTCTGATTATTACATGTTGCAAGAAAAACACACTGCGACATAAATATACAACAATGTGGCAACAATGTGTCTAAATCACACAATCGCCACAATTTAAAAAAGCAAAAATGTGGAAGAGGGTGCCAAAAAACGGCGTAAAATTGATATTTTCCACATTTTCCACATTTTTATTTTAAAAGTGTGGAAGCTATAAGTGTTGGTATATATAGATAATAGTGCGTTTTCCACATTTCCACACTTTTCAAAATGTTTTTGGGCGTGCAAGTCTCTGAAAGTATTTTGAGTCTTTATTTGTGGAAAATAGCTTAAAATCACCTATTAGTGTTGGTATATAACAATAGTATCTTCCACACTTTTAAAACAAAAAATGTGTAAAATGTAGAAAGTTACGATTACCAACGCTTATTTAAGATTGAAAATGTGTAAAAAATGTGGAAGACAATAAATAATGACAGAAGAAGAATTTTGGGATAAATTCAACTCAAAGCACAATCCAGGATATTTTCATGCCAAAAAGAAAAAGAACCAAAAGAAAAATAAAAAACAAAAAAATAATTCCTTTAAATTTAAAATCTTTAGGAAACAAGATTGAGGCATACCCGTTTGTGGAGATAGAGTGGTCTGATATCGAAGGTGATGCTGGTTGGTCCGACACTAAATCATTAAACAAAGAACAGTTACCCATATGTGTTTCTAAAGGATACTTGGTAAGTCAAAAAAATGGTATCACAAGAATATTCACTGATTATATAAAAACAAAAGACAGACCAACATTTGATACAATTGGTAATACAACTATAATTCCAACAGCAGTAATACAATCGATTAAAAAACTTAATTAAGTTTTTTTATTTTTGGCAACCTAGATTCTTTTACTTTCTTTTTTACTTCTTTAGTAATATCTTCTGCTTCAACACCTTCAAGTATGGGTGAATATTGATCTACAATATCCTTCATCCTCGCCTCTAGTTCCTCAGCAGATAAGTCATCTAACTTTCCTGTTCTAATTATTTTTTGTTCAACATACAATCCGGCAGCTTTACCTCTAGCAACTTCTGCATTGACGGCAGCCGACCAAGCTCCTTTTTCTAAAGCTTGTTGTCTAATTTTACCAAGTTCTGTTATATGTCTACCATAAGTAACATCATATTTTTTTTGATATTCTTCTCTGATCTCTCCAATATATTTTACAACTAATGGATATTTTTTTGGATTTTGTAATTCTGAAGCTGTAACTCTTGCTCTATCTTTTTCATAACCTGCTTCTATCGCACATTCATAGCCATATTTACGACCTTCATTGGTTACAAGTTCGTGCGCAAATTTAATTTGCATTTCTGTTAATCTTTTTGGTACACCCATAGTTGACTAATACCGTAACTTAATGTAAAAAGCAACCCATGATTGACGCTAAGTTGATACGACAAGTATTAGATAAATTTTTGAAAGCAGAGACAGTCAAACACGCTAGAATGCAAGTAATGACACCAGATGGCGTATTTCATGACATTAAATCTGTAAAATTATTGGAAAATAAAATTATAGGTCACAGAGAGAGCCATAGAATAGTGATTGAAGTTATTCCTGAGAAGGCACCTATGGGTAAAGTTGTCAAAGATCATGGTGGTATCATTCTTTAATGAGTAATTTAAAAACTACATCTTTATTTGATACCTTTGTATACCAAGCAGAGTTGCCACAATACTTAGAAAATAAAAATTTTATGGATGTTTGTAACGAACACACAGACAAAGCCATATTAAATGCAGAACCAACTATTGCTGCAAGACGCAAAAAATTAGAAACAGATATTGGCGATCATGGTATGTCTTATCACTCACAAGCCGAATTATACAAAGACGATAGATTTTCAGAGTTTGAGCTCTTAATTAGAAACACAAGCAGAAATATTCTAGAACAACAAGGTTTTGAATTAACTAATTATTTTTTAGATTATACTGAAATGTGGATACAAAAGTTTGCAACAAAAGGTGGTGGACATCAAGATACTCATGTTCATTGGGATAATCATATTTCTGGTTTTTATTTTGTCGAATGCTCTGACAAAACATCAAAACCTATTTTCCACGACCCTCGTCAAGGTCGCATGATGCTTAATTTACCTATTAAGGACCATTCTAAGCTCTGTCCAGCTATGGAGAGACAGATTTTTTCTGTTAAACCTGGTACACTTTTATTATTTAACTCATGGCTACCACACCAATTTAGCGTGGACAATGGTATAGACCCATTTAGATTTATACATTTTAACCTACAAGCTAAGAAATTAACTATTTAAGTTTAAATCTATCTATTAATATTCTGTCATTCTCAGATTTTACAGAAAATTTAATTACTTCTAAATCTTCAATAATAGACATCAATCTTTCTTGTAAATATTTAGAGGTATAAATAAAATCATCTTTTTTTGCATCTCTTTCTGTAGGAACTAAATCTTTTAGTTTTTTAATTTGTCTTTCTAAACCTCTTTCTTCTACTAGCATATGTTGTGGCTCTATCATTTTTTCTCCATTATTTTTAACGATTGATCTGCACAAGTACCACAAAAATAATCGCTAATACTCATGCCTTTTAAATAATCTTTTTCAAAATTATTTATTGTCTCTTCTGATACATAGTCTTCAATAATATCATTTATACCTAAGAACATATTTTCTTTATCTTCTTTCTTTGTGCATTTAACACACTCTCTTATATTTTCTGACATTGTTTCTTCCTTTCTGTTTACTGTTTTTTTTATTCTTCGTGGATTGTATAACTAAATCCATCTGGTAAAAAAGACATTTTAAAACTATCCATGTATTTTATTAACTCATGGAAGTTATAAAAAGCGTGTTTCTCGCCTTTGTCGTCAGTTATTACTACATAATTTTCGTATTTTTTCATATTCTCCTCCTTTCTATTGTTTTTCCGTATGACCTCTAGTACCTAAAAAGGTTTCAAGGCTACTCTCCGTGTCTCTATGAGAGAATTTATTTTTATAATTAGTGTAAATTACACCTTTGACACTTAATATACTTAAAAGCATTTCTTTTTTTAATACCTCTAAACTTTTTTGTATTGGTTTATTTTTCATATTTTTGTTCTTTTTGGTTCCACTCTGCATAACTTTCTTTTTCTATTTCAATTTCTGAAGAAACAACCTCATCTAAACTTTCATCAAAACCTTCATCATCTATTTGTTTTAACGCTTGTTCCTCTGATTTTGCTTTTATTGTTTTTTGAGATTTAACTTTATCCCATCTTGTGACTATATATGTGTTCATTATTTATCTCCCATAGTTATCGTAACAACATTTGTGTCATCACTTTGAAAGTCTTGGTATTCTTCATCATGTTCATCAATCATAGAAACTTCAAACTCTTTTTTTAAAGTTTCTAAAATATTGGTTTCATTATTTCTGCCGTATCTAAAAATATCAATAACATTTTTATTTTTATCACAAGCAAAATGAAGATAGTTAGTTCCATCAAAAAGTATTTCTGTATCTTGCTCTTTGTCGAAAATAACTTTTATATCTTCAAGCTTTTTAATTTTAGCCAAAGGTATTGGTTCTGTTGGTCTGTAGTATGTACTCATTATTTTATCCTTTCTAATTAACTATTTTATTTTTAATAACCTAGCCACAATTTGAGGTCTTTTAATTTATAGGTTTTTTTTCTGCCTAGTTCCTTAAAAAAACTGTCAAGTTCGTCTAAATTGCCATGTTGTTTAATTATAAAAACTGCTCTTTTTAATGTTATTGTTATTGGCTCCATTATTTTATTCTTTCTATTTTACAATTATCTAGTTGCCATGTGTAACCAACAAAAGAATAATTTTCCTCATCATTGAACTTTTTGAAAACCTCATCCAAAGATTTTGCTTTGTCATATGCTTTAGTTGGTATCAAAGTACACCAATTAAACATTGAATCATTGACCAATTCATCTTTTTCTTCATCAAATAAATTAGTTCCTTCATACTCCGTTCTCAATGTTTTTTCCGTGTGAACTTGCACTATGTCGCCATCATTCCAAGTACAAAGATACATTTTTTCATTATTGTCGTTTGCTATTGTTATTGATTTATTCATTTTATTTCTTCCTTTCTATTTTTTTTATTTCTTCTTCTGACCAAGTCCAACCAAGTGACACATCAAAAGCTTTAATTGTTTTACCATTCACATTAAATTCAGATCTTTCAAGTGTGATTATCTCATCTTCGTTAAAATCTCTGATAGATATATTTTCATCATCAATAATTTTAAAAATAGCAAAATCATCCAT